CATATAAAACTTCCAACTTAACACATCTATAGGATTACTAGTTTGTTGAGGTATCGTTCTGCTACTAAACGTTAAACCATCTTGATACACAACTGTTAATGATGTCCAGTCAATGTAATTGTCTGTGCTTTGTATTTCTAGAGAAGGATTGAATAATACACCCAACTGTTCCATTAACTCTAACTTTTGTTGATAGTTAGTAGTCCATACATCTACAGTTAATCGTAGAGTATAGGGCACTGGCATTAATCTTTCTACTGTAAAAGCTTGTCCTTGTGTAGTTTCATAAGATTGTGTATCTTGGTCATATGCTCGTTGACGAACATTTATTCTGTCTACAAAGAAAGGTTCTTGAGTTCTTTTTTGATCGTACTCTAAACCAGAAATGTAATATGAAATCAAAGGTGCTGAAGGTAAATTACTAGCACTATTATTAGCTATAATAGTAGCTGCTTGTCTACTAGAGTCACCATACATAACAGGAACACGAACTAATATTTTATTACCAGCAGGGTCTTTACCTTTTGTTACGTACCAGTTACTGAACACCTTTCCGAATTGAATTAAAAATCGCCGTATTTGCGAGTCATAATGAAAATCTGCCATTATCTATTTTCTCTAGTTATTTGTTTCATGCTTATGCCATCTATTAAACGCCGGTTTGGGTATCTGTCGCTGGCATTTATCACACCATATTAGTATTTTATTAGGATCTATTCTATCTTCACAGTTGAATGGATGCTTGTTTTCTTTTAAAAGTTCTAGATGCCTTTTTCGTTTCTTTTCTTTATTTTTTTCATCTTGAAACGGGTGTGTTCCTTGTTCCAATTCTTTTAAAGATTTATCTCGCATTGCTTGCTTATGTTTTTCCTGTTGAAGATGATGAGTGCCCGCTTCCACTAACTTCTTGTGAGAGTTACTCATTTTTTCTCTAGTTTCAGTGGTTGCTTCTGTTCCATACAAAGGATGATTTTCCCCGCTGCGTGTCTTAGAAATTCTAATAGCCATATTTTTCTTCCATTCAGGGTCTTGAAAATGGTGAGTCCCTTCAGCAAATCTTTTCTTTGCTAACTCTGAACACTTTTTACTCTTTTCTTCTGGTGATACGTTCATCCTATTTATAATACTTTGACATGCGCCCCAATCACCCTGAGAGTAATGTATATCGTAATGTTCCTGAATAGTTGCTAACATTAGATTATCAATAGAGTTGTTTGTTCTGTCCCCGTCTATGTGATGTATCTCCATCCTTCTACCATGGTCATCGTATGGTATTTTCCCATGTACTTCTTCCCATATTTTCCTATATGACATAATTTTCTCCTGTCATATATTTATGCCAATTAGAGAAAATTATTCCTCCGGAGGCAACACATCAGGCGATGGTTGTAATATTGTAGAAAGACCCTGTGATTCAGGAGTAATCTCTTCAGTATTATTTAGATAAATTTCTGCACGGTCATTAATAAATCCTGACAGCAATGACTTATCTTCAAATGTAAAGCCTGTTTCTGTTCTTACGTTTTCAGAAATTCTTACCCATATTCTTCCGTCCCAGCGGTATAATAGCTGAGGCAAATAATCTATACGCAAGAAGTAATCACCCACTTGTGGATTTTGCGGGAATGCGATACCTGCACCTGTAGGGAATCCGTTAGGTGCAGAACCGTCACCTGTTAAGTAACCACTAGTATAACCAAATGTTTGCGGTGTAGAACGAACAATAAATTGATATCTAGGATCACAGTCTGCTCTAAAGTCCATTACAGGAGTTATTTCATCTGTAAATCCAGGCTGTGTAGGATCTTGATCTGCTGTCGCATATGTGTTATCTGCCGTACCATAAGGTCCTGTTACTACACCCAAAGACTGTACAGTTAATACTTTAGTACCTTCAACTGAACCTGAACCAGTATCAGTTAATTCAGGAGCTTCTACTACAACTTGTAAACTAGCTTGAACAAACTTATCTAAAAGATCAATATGATCCATATCAGCAGTCATATCCCAAATACTTTTTAGCGAATCTTTAGATATTTTAATACCCACGCTGGGTGTCTTGTAGTTAGGATTTCTCATTGATACTACTGAAGCGGTAGCTGGATTAGGAGGACCATTTAAATTAGCAATAACATTGTATGGTGGAGCAGGTTGTCTATACTTAGATGACAATGCACCGTTTTGTTCAAACGGACCATATGTAGGTACTATATAAAGCTTGCTAGTATCATAACCTGCTTTAGGCACCAAACGTTTAGCTTCTTCTAACGCAGCATTATTCACGCTGATATTTCTATTGTATGTGCTTAGAATATCTTTTAAATCTTCTGCTGTATCTAGTTCCCAATATTCTGGATCAGGTGGAAGTTTGCCAATTGGCACTTCTTGTTTAGCTATGTAATTTTTGTCTCCATAGCTAATTACATAACCTTGAGGATAAACTTTGTCAGGTTCCCAAGGACCAAGATAGTTATCTTTGTTAATAGGTTCATTAAGTATTTGTGAAAACTCTTCACTATCAACTAATGGTTCGCATTTGATACGCCACAAGTGAGGGTACCAAGTTTGTGAAAATCCTTCACTAGCATAATTAGCATCTGTTATTTGATAAAATCTTTTTAATGCTACTGGTATTGTTTCTTTTAAAGGATTATAATCTAATAAGTGTGGAAGTTCTAACACATCTCCTACCATTAGTTTTCTACCAACGATATCAATCATGTCATTGTAATGAACTACGATAAAGATGATATCATTGTTTAAAAATAATCCAAATTGAGACAAGTCAAAATCTAAGTTTTGAACCGCATAATGTCCGCGTAACCTATAAATGTTGGGATCATATGCTCTGTCCCTGTTTTCAAGAAATAACAAGTCTTGAATATTAGTTGGATCTAAACTATCATATTCGGGCTGAGTATAGTCAGTAGACGGACCCTGATTGGCAGGACCCAAATATTTATGGATATAAAGGTCAGTACCGCCCACAGTTAGCTGTTCAGAAATGGTACGATCCATAAATCTATAGTCGTTTTGCTTATTTGGTCTATAAAGTGATAATCTTGGCATAATAGTATTTATCGTAGACAGTTGACAACACCGATATATAATGCTAGAATACTTTGTAACTTTAACTCAAGGAGTAAAAAATGGCTAGAACTAAGACTGTTGTTTTGGGCGAAATTGCTAAAGATTTGAAACCCAAAGACTTAATGGGTCTAAAAGGGCATGGTGGTGAACCCAAAGTTTTAGAGCAACCTTCACTTGATAAACGATCATCTATTTTGGGTAAAGCATTTAATTGGTACAATTACTTTTGTTCTAATAAAGAAGCAAAACAGTTTATAGTAGATTATGTAATTCAAACTGGTGATGCTGCCACCGCGAAAAAACTAAATCGTGTATCCGATAGTAAAATTGTTGCTACATATGGTTGGTTAGCACGTTTTTCGCAACGCGGATTTAATCTGCTAGATGAAGAAAAAGAAAGATTGACAAAAGAAATCAATCGTTTGATTGAAGGCGACAAAGAGCCAGAGAAACCTGAACTAGACGCAACAGAAGAACAAGAAGCAAACAAGCGAAACGTTCAAGTAGTTATGCGTGAGCGAGCACACGATGTATCTGGAGAAATACTGGGTATGGTAGATGATTACATAGCTGAAGGTTGTAAAACCGTACCCGATACTTCTAGTAAAGTAATCAATATGTTGTCTGAAAAAAGTATTTTGCCACAACATGTTTCTATTATTATCAGTCCTTTTGATGATATCAAACAAGAACTTTTAGAAGTTCAAAAAGATACAGACGAACAACTTGCTGAAGGCTATTCTCATTTAGGTAAAGCACAAATCAAGAATTTGATTAAATTTGTTGAACAAATAATCAGCAACATAAATTCATATGTTGCGCTAAAGCAAACAACTAAAGCTAAACGTGTTCGCAAGCCTATCTCAGTAGAAAAACAAGTATCTAAACTAAAATACTTGCGTAAGTTTGTTGACGAAAAAACAAAACTTAACTTGGTTAGCATTGAGCCTACTAAGCTACATAACTCATCCGAAGCTTGGGTTTATGATACAGCTAAGCGAAAGTTGTATCATTATGTTGCTGACGAAATGAGCAAGTGTTTGATCGTTAAAGGTAATACACTTTTGGGCTTTGACACAAAAGAAAGTGAAGCTAAGATTCTACGCAAGCCTGAAGAACAACTAAAACAAATTACAGGTAGCAAGCCAGCAGCTAGAAAATTCTTTAAAGAAATTAAAGCTGTTGTAACACAACCCAACGGCAGATTTAATGCCAACATGATCATATTGAAAGCATTTTAAGGAGCAAGAATGAGCAAGCAAATTGATTTGAACAAATATCAAGGATTCGTTGCCACAGTAACCAGCAACGAGTCAAACGATCTACAAGCATTTGTAGATAACGCACACCGATTAGAGAAACAAGCAGTACTAGATGGTATTCAACTTAACTTTCCATTGCTACTTACTGCTGCTATTGGGTTAGCTAGTGAAGGCGGTGAGTTTAGCGAGATCGTTAAAAAGATTTCGTTTCAAGGAAAGCCATATAATGAAGAAAATCGCTTTCATATGAAAAGGGAATTAGGTGATATCATTTGGTATTGGGTCAATGCGTGTAGAGCATTGGGTTACGATCCAAACGATATTATTGCTGAAAATGTAAAGAAGCTTGAAGCTAGATATCCGGGCGGCCAGTTTGACCCTTACTATTCTGAGAACAGAAAAGAGGGCGATCTGTAGTGCAAAAATGGGATGACGAACTTTACTTGTTCACTCCAGAAGAACTTGATAGAATACCTGACAGTACAGTGCTTACAAGTATAAACAACAAAAACTATATCAAGGGTAAAGATTACTTAGATGATGATACAAGGTTTGGACACACTGCATATGGTGTAAAAGATCCTTGGAATCATCCCCTTAAAGATTTGTTTTTGATTTTTAAGATTATAGAATAGCACATATCAGGCAGGTAAGTGCTGGCCATAATCAGCACCCAACTCCCACCTCAATCCGTGTTGTGTGGGTACAGGAAGTGGGCCTAAGCTTGAACTGAGTAAGATCAGTGGCTCCATTCACAAGACTACCCCGAACAGGGATGCCTAAAACGACCAACCCTTGTTGGTAACGTTTCTTGTGTCTTACTGGTTGAAGTTGCCAAGAGATGGTAATTGCGATAGATACTCTTGGGCTGGCTAAAACTCCTCGGTGAATCGCGTTTTAGCATAACAGCGAATACGGCAAACTCCCTCAGGGTTAGTGAGACATAGACAATCCTCCACTGTAATGTTTGAATTCATCGTCACTAAGTACCTCAAGAATAAGAAAGGTTTGGCCGAGTAGGTTTATATCTACTCGCCATGCCCTTAGAATATCCTTTTCTATTACTCTAAGTGATAAATACACATATTATTGAGATAAAATATTATGGCAACAACACCACTAAGTGTACCAACCAATCTTAACCTAACACAATTAAAAGAACAATTATTTGATCAATGCTTGTACCGCTTAGGACAAGATATCATTGATCTTGAAGTTGATCCTACGCATTTAGAAGCCGCGTATAACTATACTATTGCCACTTATCGTGCAAGGGCACAAAACGCAACACAAGAATCTTATACACTTTTTACCGTAGAAAAAAATATTGACACATATACTTTACCCAGCGAGTTTATAAATGTGCGATGTTTATATCGTAGAACTGTTGGACTAGAAACCGGTCCTTCTTCTACTTCATTTGATCCTTTCTCAAGTGCGATACTTAATACTTATTTGTTAAACTATAACTATGCAGGTGGTTTGGCAACTTATGACTTTTATGCTGGTTATGTAGAGTTAGCAGCAAGAATGTTTGGTGGTTATTTAACTTATACTTTTGATCCAGTAACAAAGGTGTTGCGTATAGTTAGAGATTTCAAAGGGTCTGGTGAAAGAATCCTTATTTGGGCGGACATCCAGCGCCCTGAAGTAGTGCTGCTACAAGATCCCAGCATTGGCGTTTGGTTACAAGATTTTACTTTAGCAGAACTAAAGTGTATCATTGGTGAAGCCCGTGAAAAGTTTAACAGTATCGCAGGTCCGTCAGGTGGCACTTCACTAAACGGTGCTGCTATGAAAGCTGAAGGCAAAGAAGCAAAGGCCCAGCTATTAGAAGATTTAAGACGATATGTGGATGGATCACAACCCATAACATTTGTGATTGGTTAATTATTGACTTGGATTTGCGGATAAGGCATAAATACAAGTATGAAAACCATACTTGAAAAAATATTATCCGAAGATAGTACTTATAATAAGTCAGGTACTAGATATTTGTACAAGACGCATCCTGATCTTTGGGAAGATGTAAAATTAGCCACTTCCTTTTTACCAGAGGATGCTAAACCAAAACAAAGAATATGGCATATACTAAACGAAAAA